AGACAAACAGTTCGAGGACCCGGATGGCGAGTATTTCGTTGACCTGGAATGGATGCCTAATTATTCCGGTGCGGATGTCTCGATGTTCGACAGCAGGAATCAGCTCGTAGAGAAACCGTACTTTATGAGTACTAATGAGATTCTGAAGAACATCGAGAGCGGATATTGGAAGGAGAGGAAAGAAGCTGAAAAGCTGAAAGAAGAAAAGAAAGGGCCGCAGAATATAATTATTCAGTCCCCCGAAGAAAGACACACAGATGCAGAGGACAATAAGACTGCCCAAGAGCAGTTAGATCGAGGTTTTAAAGTATGGAAAACATTCTTCCGGGAAAAAGGAACAGAGAATTGGAGGAAAGCCTACATATTAAGTGCTCCATTCCTGACAAAAGCCAACGCCCTGCAGTCAGCAAAGTTCCAATTAATAGCAGACAGTAAGAATATTCCTATTGGTAGGGAGAATGAAGTAATGGCCAACTTTGAATTTAAGGCCGAGGAAGTCACTAAACAGGAAGAACAATCCTCTCTCTCCCCTATCCAGCAGAAGCAGATAGCCAAGATCAACAAGGAATATTCTGAAGCAATAGGCAAGAAACAGGACTTAATAACCCAGGCTGAGAAGGATATGCGTGAAGCTCTCCTGAAAGCAGATGAGCGCAATGGACTATTCGGTGACACCAACCCTGTGGAGAAGGACGAGATCATAGGCAGGGACGAACAAGGATTCACCTACAACGATGCGACCAGGGCAGCCGTAAGAAAACCTTTTGAGGAGAGGATTGCCGAGCTTCGCAAGCAGATCGAGGAGTTAAGACTTGAGCAGAAAGGCAAGATCGAATCAATAATAAGACAACAGGATCTCTTTGCTGAACCCCCGGCAGAACCAGCCGAATCAAAACCCGTTGACAAAGAATCTCTTCCAAAACTTGAAGATTTTGGAGAGAAAATCGGAGGTGCAAGAAAAGACTTAGGTATCACTCGTAAAGTAAGGGATACTGATTCACTTCCGGCATGGAGAAGGAAGTATTCGTATGCCAATGCTGATGGTACAATGATCATTGGCCAGGCAGTAGATACATCAAAGCCTTTTATAGTTCAATGGGCAAAGGAAATTGATAGTTGGGTAGGTAAAAGAACCCGATATTCTCCCGTTACAACTATTGATACCAGGGAGACAAAGATATTCAACTCAGAAGATGAAGCGGAAGCTTATATCCCGATTTACGAAGTCTGGAAACAAAATTTCAGGGTACATAAAAGCGGTGATAATTATGTAATCACTAAGAAATCTTCAACAGGAAAGGCCGTTGAATATGCTACATTCCCAACAGAAGAGGATGCAAATGTTTATATGTACTCTACAGAAGGCGCAACATCTCTGTTGAATCATAAGCGAGAGGATTTTAGTATTCCCGCACTTGATAAAGTAGAGAGATCTGGTAAGGATTGGAGAAAAGGAAAAGACATCTCTCCTGAGGAGTTTATGAATGCCTTCGGGTTTAGAGGAGGAGAGTTTGGTAATTGGGTGAAGCCGGAAGAACGAAGGGTTATGCTCAATGCGGCCTATGATTCTTTCATGGATCTGGCTGCCCTTTTAAATATACCTCCAAAGGCATTGTCATTTGGCGGGGAATTGTCAATAGCCTTTGGGGCCAGGGGGACAAAGGGAGCAGCTGCACACTTTGAGCCTGACCGAGCTGTTATTAATCTTACCAGAATGAACGGAGCTGGTAGCCTTGCTCATGAATGGGCGCATGCTTTGGATAACTATTTTGGACTTCAAGGAGCAAAGAAAGATTATAGCCGGAACGAGAAAGGAGAGGTTAAGGCTGGCCGAGTAATGAGGACGGAAGCAGGTTTATTAAGTATTCAGGGGATGAGACAACAGCTCTCTACAATCTTTGATGCCATTGTAGATGCCACTCAGCAGAAATCCGTTACCAGGGTAATGGGTATTGATGAGAAGCAGAAGAGCTTTGATAAGATCAAAAAGAATGTTCAGCAAGATGCCGATAGTCTGATAAAGAAATTCGAGAATGGAGTAAGAAGGTATCAGTATAACCGGAAAACAAAGCAAAGAGAGGAAGTTACCGTTAAGGCAACACCTAAGCAGATAAAAAAAGCAAAGGAGATTGTTAATATAATAATTGATGGCAAGGGGACTAAGCCGGTATGGCAACGTATTCCCGGTAGTAAGGGCATGGGCAAGTACTCTTATATCAGTCCCGAAACCCTTGCTCTTGAGGAACTACATAAAGCAGTATTCGGAAGAACAGGATTAGACCGGGATGGCAATGGCTTTTATAACCTGGGGTATTTTAGCGACAAGATGTACCGGGCAAAGGAAATTCTTGACAAGGCACTTGCAGGAGAGTCTGAAACACTTAATGTTCCAACTGATTTTCTAAAGACCAGTAAAACTTTTGATGCATCAAGGGCAATGCCTTATTGGTCAACAAAAGTAGAAATGTTTGCCAGGGCATTTGAGTATTTCGTTGAAACAAAACTACTTGATCAGAATATAAGGGCTGATTACCTGCAATATGATAAAGCTCCGGTATATGAAGCAATATACGGGAAGAATCCCTATCCATCGGGAGAGGAAAGAAGTAATCTCAATAACCTCTTTGGTAAGTTTTTCGAGACCATTCAAACTAAAGAAGAGGGTGGTAAAGTTGCAATGTTCCGGATCTCCGAAGATCTTTATTTCTCCCCTGTCGAAAAAGCCCTTGCAGCAATAAAACAAGGAAAAGCAACTGTGCAGCAATGGAAAGCCATGCTACTGAAGAATGGAGCCAAAGAAACAGAGCTGGCATGGATGGGATGGGATGACTTTGCATCAATATTTGAAGGTACTTCGGATATGAATAAAGACCATATCCAGACCTGGATCAACCAGAATAAAGTTGAGATAAAAGAGGTCGGTTATGGTGGAGAGGCTAAGGATGATAAATATGACCAGCTGTTAAAGGATATAGATAAAGCTCAGGAACCAATATTGCGATTCAATGCTCTTTATGGTGATTATCCTTATTATAACATAACAACAGACAAGTGGGTATATAAGGATGAGCAAGGAAATATTAAGGATGTTCCCGAGAAATACATGCCTGATGTCCTGAAATGGGGTGAAGCCAAACGTGCGCTTGATGATTATATTGATGACAACACCAATATTTATGGAGATTTTGAGGTAGCCGGAGCTACGAAATATAGCCAATACACTTTACCAGGTGGGGAGGATTACAAAGAGCTTCTATTGACTATGCCCGGGAAACCGAATTTAAAGCCTATTGATTATGAGGTACGAAAGATTGACTTAGGGGACGGAGAATATTCATATCGGGTTTACGACAACAGAGGAATTATCAGAGGGAGGGATTTTGAAACCCCGGAAGCTGCAGAGGATTTTAAAAATGGTCTGGAAAAGAGTTTTGTTTCGGAAATAGTTGATACAAGGGATCTTTATCAATCAGGTCATTGGGATCAACCCAATATACTCGCACATGTAAGATTCAATACCCGTAGATCTCAGGATGGTAAGAATATCCTCTTTATTGAAGAGATCCAGAGTGATTGGGCTCAAAAAGGGAAGAGAGAGGGATTTAATGATAAAAGCAAACACATTACAGAACTACCCCCCCACTGGAAGCCTTGGCGGCTTATGAATGGAGATTGGGCTGTAATGGATGATAATACGGGAGAGCAGGTGGTTTATGCTCCCCGTAATAATAACACAAGGGAAGGCGCGATAGCCAATGCCATTGATTATTACAATCACTCAGGGAAAGGTGCTGGAAGGATCCCCGACATGCCCTACAAGAAAACCGATCAATGGGCTGGCCTTGCACTCAGGAGAATGATCCGGTATGCTATTGACAATGGCTTTGATGCTATTGCATGGACTCCCGGGGAAGTGCAGAACGAGAGGTATGATTTGAGTAAACAGGTAGATGAGATTTGGATTCAGGAACCACCCAAGAGTCCTGGGAGTTTGGGAATAACTGGTTATAAAGGCGATGATATACTATTCACCGAGAATGTCCCACAGGAAAAACTTGCCGATTATGTAGGCAAGGAGATTGCCGACAAATACCAGAATGGCGAAAAGAACAAGAATCAAAATAACCTTATGGTCTTTAAAGGCAAGGACCTCAAAGTTGGTGGCTCTGGTATGACAGGTTTCTATGACAACATTCTTCCCTCAATAGCCAATAAGTTAGGTAAGAAGTTTGGGAGCCAGGTTGAGAAGGTAGTAGTATCGGAAAGAATAGATCGTGGATTATTCTTCGATGGCACAGATATTACAGATGCGGATGGCAATGTAGTAAAGGCAAATACCTCAGAAGATGAATATAAAAAACTTGTAAATGCTGATAAAGATAATAGCATATCAGTTCATTCCCTTCCCATTACCGAGGCAATGTTCGATTCTTACCGTCAGGGGATCCCTCTGTTTAAGAAATCTCAGAGACTAACCGGGGAATCTTTACTCTTTGATGTTGTCAGCGGATCAACAAGGGAGAATTGGGAGAACGAGGTCCGCGACAAAGTGAGGATACTTGCTGATAGCCTTAATACAAAGATTGAAGTTATCAACAACCGGACACAACTGCCCGAGAGGATCCAGCGACAGGCATTACGTCAGGGGATAACAAGCCGCAAACACATGGCTGGCGTTTATGATCCACAGACAGATACCGTATATGTCCTACTTGATGACATAAGAGCAACCGGGACCATAAGGGGAATCGAAGAGGTAACAAAGACAGTCCTCCATGAGGTTGTGGCGCATCAGGGATTACCCGCTCTCCTTGGGGAAGAAGAGTATAACAAGTTCCTGGATGACCTTTTCTGGAACATTCCTCAGATTGACCGAAGCTTCTTAATGGAGCAATACAATACCTCTAATCCCCGGACAATAGCAGAGGAATACCTTGGAATGATGGCAGAGCAAAACATCAATCCAACACTATTCCAGAAGGTACTTGCAAAAATACGTCAGTTACTAAGGAAGCTGTTTAAGGTCAATTACACTGAGAACGACATTCATGATATGCTCCGCAGGAGCCGGGAGAACCTTCAGAAACCGAGGGCAAGTGATTACACCAGTGCACAAGAATACCTTGAAGCTACCGACAGTTACGAGAAAGCAAGATTCAGGATAGCTCAGGCATATAAGAAAAATATAGTTGACCAGGCTGCAGAAGTTTATAAGGAGAAAGAGGCAAAGCGTTCTATTGAAGAAACCAAACAGGGCATCCGGGAATATATTCAGGATCTTAACCTGCCGATCCGCAAGTTCGAGGAGGAAGTATTAAAACGTGGAGGCAAGCAGGGTAATGATTCAAAGCCATACCGTGATACCAGCCTTTCCTTTGGTCGCCATGAGAAGCTATATAATGACTTCTTTGACCAGAAGATGAAACCCGTGCTTAGTGCTGTGGCTAATATCAAAAAGACCGGGATTCCCGGGGAGAATGTTCTTCCATATATAATATGTAAACATGCTGTTGAACGAAATAGGGTATTCCGGGAGAAAGAACTGGCCGAGTTTATTGAAAACAACCCGGAGGCAGGACCAGAGGAGATCAATGATTTTGAAATGAGTATCCGCAATAAGGATTACTCCGGAGTGATGCCGTTTGACCGTGAGGGCAAATATACAAGTCCTGATGATCTTGCAAAGGATATAGTTAAGGAATTTGAAGCCCAGGTTATTAATAAGAAACTCATAGATGATCTCTGGGAGAAGCTCCGGGAGTCTAATACAGAAATCCTTAATACATGGGAAGCCGGACAGCAGATCTCGGCAGATCAAAAGAAAGAGTACCTGGATAAATTCAAATACTTCGTTCCTCTTCGAGGATGGAGAGAAGGGGCAGCAAAAGAACTGAAATATACCAGAGGTCAGGGATTTTCCAATTCACTCCGTCATGCCGAAGGAAGAAAATCACTTGCTGATAATCCACTGGCATATATTCTCAACGTAGAGTTCCAGGCAATAGCCGAACAGGTCACTAATGAGGTCAATAATTCCATGCTGAATCTTATTATCCGCAATCTTGGCAATAATGAGATACATGAGCTGGCTACTCTTAAAAAGCTTTATTACCTGAAGGTAAATCTTCCGGATGGATCCTATGAATGGGAGCCTACTCTTACAAGACCATCTGCAGAGCAGTTTGCCAGGGATGAGGCAAGGACAAAGATCTTCCGTGAGCACGAACGGTTAAGAGCTCCTTCACAGGCCCGGGAACATGAGGTTATCGTTAAAAAGCCCGGAGGGGATATGGTAATGATCTTTAAAGGTAAAAACCTTCCGGTCGCACAGGCTTTAAATAAGCAGAACTATATGTACCGTCCTCTCCTTGCTATGTTTGGAGATGATACAAGGAAGGGATTTCATGGAGGATTGGCTACTATTGCCTCTCTTAATAATATGCTTAAAGCAGCATATACCTCATGGAACGTTGTGTTTCCATTTACCAACTTCATGAGGGACTTCCAGGAGGCATCAATCACACAGGCAATAAAACAGGGAACTGGTCTAAGGGTAATTCGTAATTATAAACATACCTTTCCCGCAATCATAAGATATATTGCAGGGAAACAGAATCTCAGTAATAGTATTGACCAGAAGCTTGACGAGTTCTATAAAACCGGAGGAGCAACCGGATACACCCATTTAAAAACTCCTGAAGAGATCGAAAAAGATATCAACAAGGAGATAAAACGGATGGTCCGGGCAGGAACACTCCGGGGTGATATGGTTAATACAGCACATAAGCTCTTAACCGGCATTGAATACTGGAACAGGATATTTGAGGATGCAACAAGGTTCTCTGTCTACCTGGCTTCTCTTGCTGCCGGTAACACAAAAGAAGATGCTGCTTCGGATGCAAAAGAGGCATCAGTCAACTTTAACCGTAAAGGAAAAGGAAGTAAAGCCTGGGATGCATGGTTCGCGTTCTTTAACGTGGCCATACAGAGTATGCAGAAGAACTTTTCTCTTGCTAAGAACTACCCTGGTAAGTTCAGCGCAGTGGCTCTTTCGTATGTTACAGTGGGATTCCTTGAAGCTATGATGAATGCCTTCTTTGATGATGATGACGAGACATCATACTACAACATCAATCCATACATGAGGCAGAACTACCTTGTTATCCCGAATATCCCTGCACTACTCAGGGGCGAATCTAAAGGAGACAAATACCTGAGCATACCACTACCACAGTTCTGGAGAGGATTCAAGAGTATGGGAGCCATAGGATTCGATATAGCAGCAAAAAGAATGAACGTGAAAGAGGGAGTTATGAACGCTCTTGGAAACTTCGTATCTGCACTATTGCCGGTTGACATTGGTGGATTCTGGAAGTCCGGGGAATTCAGCTTTGCCCCTATTATGCCTACGGTTATCAAGCCAATAACAGAGGTGTTTGAGAACCGTAACTATATGGGCTATGCCATCAAGAATGAGCCATTCACAAGGGAACAGGAAAAGAAACTTGCAAATGCTGGCCTTGGAAAGAAGAACGTAAGTCCGGCTGCCAAGTTCATAACTGACATGCTCTTCCGTTGGGGTGGTGGGGACAGTAAGTATAAGTACTATTATGACAGCTATAAGGAGAAACAACGCAAAGTCCCGGGGATACTTGACATAAACCCATCCACATTAGAGCATCTGTTTAAAGGATATACCGGAGGCACCGGAGCTGTATTCTCAGATATGATAACAACAATATCACAAGGATTTGATACTGAGCAGGATATTGATTACCGCAACGCCCCCTTTGTGAACAAGTTTATCCGGAAAATACCCGAGGCAAAATGGAATGTTATATCTGAGTATTATGATCTGAGGGATGACAGCAAAATAACCAGTGATCTCAGTGCAAATTATTTCAAAGAAGGTCAATACGAAAAAGCCCTGGAGATTATGGGTGATGAGTACCTGATGAAGTACGTTGAGACATTCAAACATTATGAATCAGCCCTGGATGATGCCAAGAAGGACACAGATTTTGACGAAGTGGAGGGTAATTACAGGGGTATTGAATTAATGAGGCAATGTATAAGCGACATAAAAGATCTTAAAGAACAATTTGGGAGGAAATAAATATGAAGATCATCAAAACAAAAGAGGAAATCCAGGGGTTCAGTAATAGCACACTTGGAATGAGAAAGCAGAAAACCATTCCCCTAAAGAATGTTTCTGAGATCTCTGACGAGGTGAATGAGAACATGCAGCTCCTCGAAGATTGCCGAAGGTATTGGGACAGCCTGAGAGACTTCCGGACCCGTAGGCTTCGTAACCGTAAATATTATCGGGGGGATCAGTGGAGTGATCAAATAGAGGATCCCGACAATGCAGGTGAATATATCACAGAGGAAACATATCTTAAGAACCAGGGGAAGGTCCCATTAAAGCAGAACCAGATCCGTCAGCTGGTAAAAAACCTTATAGGCCAGTACAGGAGTAATCCTTCCAAAAGTATGGTCGTTGCCCGGGCAAGGGAAAATGCACAGGCAACAGAAATGCTTAGTAATGCCCTGCAAGCCGCAGAACATAATAATATGTTACCAGAGCTTGATGCAAGGATATTTGAAGAGTTTAACCTGTCAGGGGCCGTTCTTCAGAAGATAGGATATAAATATTTTAAGGAGAGAAACCTTGAGGATCTCTATGTTGAGAACGTCAACCCTAACAGGATATTCTTTAACTCAGATGTGGCAGATATCCGGCTACACGACCTCCGGTTAATAGGTGAAATAATTGATACAACGGTTGATGATATTGTGAGTGTGTTTGCCAAAAGCCAGGCAGATGAAGAGAAAATCAGAGAACTATATGCAGGGCTTGTTGACAGGACATACCTCTCGGATCATGGTCTCGATGCAACAAGGCTGGATAATATGGATTTCTATAACCCAAGGGATTCAAATAAGGCCAGGTTATTTGAGATATGGAGGCTTCGTGGAGAATGGAGGATATATGCACATGACCCCATGGACGGATCATATAGTATTGTCCCTTATACTCTTAAAGAGATTGCCGAGCAAAACCTGGAAAGGGTACGTCTTGGAACCGAACAAGGACTACCACAGGAAGAAATACCTCTTGTTGAGGCTGAGGAAAAATATGAACAGTTCTGGTATGTTAAGTTTCTTACACCCTTTGGCCACTGTCTCTATGAGGGAGAGACACCATACAAACACGAAGAGCACCCTTACGCCATAACTCTTTATCCTCTTCTGGATGGGGAAGTGTGGGGATTTGTCGAGGATATAATTGATCAGCAAAGATATATTAACCGTCTTATTATTCAGATGGACTTCATTATGAGTGCATCCGCAAAAGGCGTGCTCATGATCCCGGAAGATATTATTCCTGATGGCATGACCCCTGATGATTTTGCCCGGGAATGGACCAGGTTTAATGGAGTGATAACATACGTTCCAAAAGCTCATGGGAAGATTCCTGAGCAGATTAGTGCCAATTCAACAGGCATCGGGCTTAATGAAATGGTAGCCCTTCAAATGAACCTCATACAGGGCATCTCCGGTGTGCATGATGCAATACAGGGTAAGACAGCCGTTTCGGGGAAACCAGCTGCTCTATATGCCCAGGAGGCTCAAAATGCTTCACTCAACACACTTGATTATATGAGCACCTTCCGGTATTACAAACAGAAACGGGACATGAAGGCACTAAAGGTAATAGTCCAATATTACAACGAGAAAAGATACCTCTCTGTAAACGGAAGGACTATAAACGAAGATACAAAGCTGTATGATCCCGAACTTGTCCGTGACCTTGACTTTGATGTAGTTATTACACAGGGAATGGATACACCGGTTTACCGCCAGCTGATAGACGAAACATTATTTAAGTTGCTCGAAGGACAGCTTATTGATCTTGAGATGTTCCTTGAGCATACCTCTTTGCCATTCGCTGATAAGTTACTCGCAGCTGTAAGGCAAAGAAAAGAGGCCATGGCCCAGAGTGGACTACCCGGAGGAATGCCCGAGGAACTGCTATCTCAGATAAGTGGCAGTGTGGATCCCAAGGCAATAGCACTTGCAAAACAATCTATAGGCATGAAGCCTACTATGTAAATATGTCTAACTAAAAAATGAGTAATGGGAATAAATTCATCTAACGAAATCTACCTGTACGATCCTCAAACAAAGAAACTTTTAAAAGAGTTTACCTCTCAAAGACTTGCAGAGAGGGAGCTTGGATTATACAGGGGTGCAATATCGGATTATTTGAGAAAAGGGATTAATAGAAGCAAATACTTGTTTTGTAGAACTAAAGCTGACTATTATCCTGAATCCAATGCGTCTGTTGAGGTAATAGAAAATCAGGAGATAACACTAATAAATACTCTCTCTGAGGATGAGCTTCGTCAAAAACATGACATGTTTTTCATTATCTTATCTTTTGTGAAAAATATTCCTGAGGGCAGATATGTTGATGAGGCTACTATGCTCCGTCAGTTATCATTAATCGGTAAGCCACGTTATCGTGAAGCTCTGGCCAGGATCGAACTGAAAGATCACAGAGGCAAGGTTGATGGAGTTATATACTACGGTTCAATGAACTCAATCAAGAAATTAAAACAGGAAGGAGTACTCCAATGAACGACTTTTTGACTGAGGGCGAACTAAAAGGTCGCCATGATGAGGAAAAACAACAGCTTCACAGGGAGCTGTCAGAGAAAGAGCTTACCCTGAAAGAGTATCGTAAAGAACATGGCAAGCTCGAAGTATTCTTTAACAGGGTTATAGCAAGCCTGACACCTATTGAACCACTGGATTCTGTTTTCAGCAAGGTCTACAGAAAACCCCCAAAAAGCGAAACAGAGATTATTCCGGTAGGACATATAACCGATTCCCACATGGGAGCGGTTCAGGAAGGTGATGAGATTGAACAATTCAACGAGTTCAATCCCATAATATGCGAAAGACGTAACCTTGGATACATACAGTCTTTCATAGATTGGGTTATCCTGCATAGGTCTGTTTATAATATCAAGAACTGCCATATAATATTTACCGGAGATCTGATCAGTGGAGATATTCACGATGAGCTTCGCGTAACTAATGCCTTCCCGGTACCGGAACAGGTAGTAAGAGCAGCACAGGTCCATACCAAACAATTAGCTCTGCTTGCCCCGTACTTTGAAACCGTGGAGGTGGATTTCCTTACAGAGGACAATCATTCACGGCTGACAAAGAAGCCACAGGCTAAGGAGGCTGGGATAAACTCGTATGGGTATCTTATTGGAAAGATGATCGAGGCATACCTAACAAATCATCAAAACGTGACTTTCAATATACATGCTATGAATGAGAAGGTCATTTCTGTAAGTACCCGCAACTATCTTATAACACACGGGCACGGTATAAAGGCATGGATGGGTATTCCCTGGTATGGTATCGAAAGACGGACGGCCCGGGAGGCAACTGCAAGGCAGAGTATCATAATGAATGACCTTGTAAGAGCAAAAGAAATTGGCTTTAATAAGATCATCCATGGTCACTTCCATGTACCTTTTGATACTTCGCTGTTTAGCTGTGGAGGATCCATAAGCGGTACGAATGCTTATGATCACCAGGCAGGACGACATGCAGAGCCTTGTCAGAGCGCCTGGATGGTACACCCCAGGCATGGAGAATTCAATAGGACCAACTTTCAATTAAAAGAATATGATCAAAAAGACCTTGAGGTTTAGCTTCTGGCCTGGTGATAAGGTTGTGCTAATCACCGATCCGGAAAAGAAATTACGTATTGTAAGTGGTATAGCGATCCGGTTTTCTGGTAAGTTATATGAGTTATCCTGCCGGGAAGAGTCATCCTGGCATCAGGATATTGAGATAGAACGAGCACCAGAAACAAGGAAGGCCGGATTCAACAGGTAGTAACTGTTTATTTCTTTCATGGTTAGTTTAGTTTTAGGGTTAGATCCCCTGGTCGAGTACCGGGGGATTTTTTTATGTACGTCTATGTATGTACAGTGTACGTACATGGTTATCCCTATTTTTCACTCCATCTGATTTTTAAGTAAAGTTTTAGCTATTTCTCTCATGTCCTCCAGGTGCTTCTCTGTTGCTTCGAGTTTTCCCTTGAGTAGATTCTCATTCTCTGTTACTATATTCACATTATTGGCATAATCTACGAATGCTTTAAGGAAGGCATTGAACATAAAATAATTCACTCTTAAGAGTGGCTTGAAGGTAGTCATTGGTGCAAGTTCGTTCTCTGCAGAGACTTCCTGTTCAATTAATTTACCATCATCATAACCTATTATAAATAGTCGGGTACCTTCAATAATTTGACCATAAATAACAACATTCATTGTGCTATAGTCGTGATTGACTATAAGTTTGAAGTTTACGTAATTTCTCATTGGTACAAATAATTTAATTGTAATAACTCTCCGTGATGCTCAATCTTCTGGTACGGGACCGAAGGAAATAACTGCATAACATCGGCCAGTTGTTCATAGTGGCCGGCAATAAGATTGAAGTAATTTTCGTCAAGCAAATACACAATGTAGAGCACCTCGACAATACGGGGCAGATAAACGGCCTGGTCCGGGTAATCGTCATAGATTTCATGACATGAATCGTGCGCCAGTCCAGTATTTAACTTCACAATCTGTAGCTCCCTTGAATATGATCTTCTTACAAGGTGAGCGAGCTGGCCTCCTTTACGGACGAGATGGCCACAGAAGAGGCATAGGGGCCAGTTCGCTACGTACCATGCCTTGATCCTTGATAATTCCCGGTCAATCTGATTCTGAGAAATCATACCCTCTTTTTTTAGCATCTTTAATTATCGTGTCCAGAGGAGTTAGTGATGGTTTCATGTTGACAATACGTATGTTACTTACATCTGCAGGGATGATCTTTGCTGGAGAAGGATCACCTGCCGGAACACGGAGTGCATCAATGCCAAAAACCGGAGTGGATGCTGTGGGTTTAATTGGTACTGGTTTCTCTGCCATAACCATTGGAGTAACGGCAGCGATTATAGCTCCGGCTCCGATCCTTTTTAAGAATGTTTTACGGTTCATATTATCCTCCATTTAAAATCACATCTTCTGCAAAGCCAATAGTTGTCACTAATCTTTATAGTATCATCACTATTACAGTTAGGACATGGTAAATATCCATTCCGTTCTTCCTCTGCCCTGTCAATCTCTTCCAGGTCATGAGTGGTTAGTACATTATCTTCCTCCTGACGGGGACCTTTAATAATCCCTGCGGCTATACCGTCCGATGTTGTTACAGGCCGTCCAGCCACAACTATACCTTTGTAAGGTGTGCTTCTTCTTTTGTTCATTTTCTTCAAATTTTATTGCAATGTTTATCATGATCAGTACAAACAGAAGCCATGCAATGACTATCAGATATCCCAGGAATATTATTCTCAGGATCTTTCCTGTTTTTATTTCAGTGTTCTTTTCCATGTCACATTTTTCTTAATTCAATTTTGTCGTGATCGTAGTTCAGTTCAGGGACAAAACACTCATTGGGGAGTGGAATTGTTATATGCAGATCTACCTCGGCCTCCACACGAATTTTCATGATATAATCCCAAAACTCTTTATCATCCAGTACGGTGGTTGAATCAACTCCCGAGGTAAACTCATAGGTTCCGGTTAGGGAATTGAAAATAAAGTCCCAACGGAAATTATGTTCTCGTTTAAAGGCTTCGTGGCATTGTTCGATTGATTGACCGGTTTCATCAGCGATCATCTTTAGTACGATCCCCCAATAGTACGAATTGGCATCAAGGGATCTGAGAGGATAAATGTCTTGCAGTGCAAATTTGAACGGCAGCCGCCTTTGTTTTATCCTCTCAGATAGTTCGAGAGCTTGCTTCTTATTTCTGATGACTCCGAAATCCACTACATCTGAGTTAATTCGTTATAGGAATCATTCTCAACCTCCTTTTGCCCACGGTTAGTGATAAACTCACTCATCTGAACATAGTTCTTGTACTTCTTCTGCCCGGAGTTATCTGTCCAGGTGTCAACAGCTAACCGTCCGTGAATGGTGATATTGGTTCCCTTCTGGATGAATTTCTCAACACGTTTGGCAAGGGCTCCCCAGCAGATTACGTTATGCCAGGTTGTTTTATCAACCCATTGTCCTGATTTGTCCTTATATCCGTCATTTGTTGCGAGGACAAGGCTGGCAACAACTGAACCATTGTCGTTGTACTTAATCTCGGGATCCTTGCCTACATTCCCGACCAGTATTACAAGATTGCTTAATATACTCATAGCTTACTCGATTGAGAGGTTAAACCTTACCTGGACATTTAGGATCACATCCTGAACGATAGGGGCATTAGCCAGGTCTTTTTGTACCTTCCGGGCCATTGCCTCCTGGACAATAGGTGGAAGTACTTTCCCTTTACCTTTTTCGGGAGGAATGTATTTTGCCTTTGCCAGATCCGAATAGATATCTTTCACGGGTTCTTCCTCCGGCTTATCTTCCAGGTTGGGGCACATGATATCATGATCCTGAGTCAGCTTATGGTCCTTTATCTTGTCTGAACCACTATTCGCCCATGCATGTAAGTTATCCCAGACATTTTTTGGGACCTTATCAAAATAGGTGTCCTTCTTAATCATACTGAGATACATTGGTTTGACACCAAGTATCTTTCCGGCTTCCGTATTGGACAGCCCTTCATCTGAGATGGCTTTTAAAACCTTCTCAGCGACTCTTTCCTGTGTTACTTTGTTCATAATCTTCTCGTTTTAATTGTTCCTGATTGTATTGCTCTCTTATTGACTCGTTACTGGTTACTATTGCAATAGCTCTTTGAAGCAACTGCCTGTAGTCCATCTTTGGGAACATTTTATGTGCTGTCCAGTACTTAATATCATCACTGGTTAGTGCGCTGATCCCTCCCCTTTTATCTTTGATGATATAGTAAGTCCTGCCATCCTTTGCATTGCGGAGCTTTGCCCTCCGAATAGCTTTGTCAATCTGCTTGGCTTCCCGTCTCAGGTTCCAGGTACCAGTTAGCTCCTGCCGGTAATCATGATAGTCTATCTTGAGCCTTGCCCAGAGGTCACTAAAGAGACTTACTAACCATAATCTCTTTATCCAGTTTTTGATTTTTTTGAATATGTTTCCCATATTATTAGTTATTTCAGTTTACTTCTCCTTTTCTTTATCTTTATAATAGCTGTAAAACATTGCATTACACATGATATGCCCTATGTGATGAAGCCCGCTCTCCTGATCTATTTCCTCACCGTCAAATAGTTTTGCAAGGTGTCTTTGTAAGGATTCAAGAATCTCTGTCTTATCTAAACCAAGCATCCAATTCTTTGGTGCATATTTCTTTGAGCCAAATTCCAGTACCTCAATCATGGGTTCAAGAGACTTGTAGTGAACAAGCCCCCATTTTCTCTTACCTGTATTATATCTCAAACCCTTGTTCTCTGGCATAGATTATAAGTTTAGTGATGTCATAAAACACGGGGATACCAAGTTTCTCTGCTTCCTTTATTTCGGCAAGAGTTCCTTTAGACTTCTTCCAATCACCCTGGACAAAAACAGCCTGTGATACTCTTAACCATTCCATTGAATATTCATAGAAGTCTTGCACGGTCAAATCGTTGGTATGATCTTCCAGAACAAAATGATAATCCAGCCATGGACTAAAGGGTGCAAATCCCTGATGTAATAACTGATATGCCCAGCGATTACCTTTCCGGATATTGGATAATACTCCTAAAACATTATCGCTTGAATAAGGACCAGCGACATAGACTCTCATTCTTTTTTTATCCATAGCTATTTATTTAGGATTTCATTATGATCATTTTTGAAATTATCAATGGCTTTCAGAACATAAGAGTCAATAAGTTCATCTGCCTTTTTCATTACAGCTTCCAGTTGTTTCTCGATCTCCTTGTTATTAAGCATGTATTGGCTTATTAATCTCTGAGCTGCTATTTCGAGCTCTACTCTTACTTTTGTGTAATCTTCCTCAGCCAGTATCT